ATTCGGAACTACAGGAACATTAATTGCTACTTATGCTGATGGAACTAATAGTAGTATAAATTATACTTCAAAATCCCTTAATCAGTTTTATGGGTGTTCTGGAGTAGATAAAAATATTACATCTACAAAAGATTTAAGATTAGATGCTCATGCTTATGGATATTCTGGTATAGGAACTGAAAACGTAGTAAAAGTTAAAGTAACTGGAGTTCTATCTGATTTAAATTGTGAGTTTAATGCTACTTATTATAACGAGCAAGGAAGTGTAATAGAACCAAAAGGTTTGGGTTCAGTTTCTAATAGCGAAGTAACTAAAACCTTATTTACTAATATTTCTATTACTTATAATGTAGAATCTATAGAACTTATTGATGATTCTAACTTTACGTACAAATTAACTCTAACAAATAATCATGATTTTAAATCTGGAGATGATGCCTTAATTAATGGTCTTTCTTGTGAAATTATTTCTCTTGTAAGCTCTAAGGAAATCTTAATTAAAGGTTCTGGTGAGTTAAATGCTAATGAAACATATAGAATACAAAGATTATTATCTAAAGCTAGATTAAGTAACTATCCTACTGCTAGTATTTACACCACTAATGTTCAGAATTCTTATTTAGATGATAAAGATGTATATATTGCTTCTTCTTCAATTCCAAGTTATTTTAATGATGCTTTAGACATTAGAGAGACTGATATTAGTTTTTCTGGAGCATTTGATGATAGTACTGAGATAACAATTAGTAATCATGGACTAATAACTGGAGATAGGGTAACTTATGTTAATGGTGGTGATGATAATAAGTTAGATATTGATGAAGGTGAATATTTAGTTAAAAAGGTAGATATTAATACCATTAAACTTTCTAAAAGTAGTGCAAATATTTCTAATGACATATATGTCTCTTTTAGTGGTACTGTATCTAATAATAAATTTGAACTTACTAGATTTGCTCAAAAATCAATACAATCTCAAAAATTACTAAGAAAAATTAAAGATCCTGTTTCAACTTTAATCAATCAATCCACTCCAAGAGGAAAAACTGGTATTTTGGTAAATGGAGTTGAAATACTAAATTATAAGTCTAATGACATTGTATATTATGGACCAATTGAAGAAATTTCAGTTACTAGTGGTGGAGATAATTATGATGTTATAAATCCACCAATTTTAACTATAACAGATGATGTAGGTGCTGGCGTATCTGCTTATTGTGAGGTGCAAGGTTCTGTAGAAAGAATAGATGTCTTAGATGGTGGATTTGATTATCTTACTGCTCCTACTTTAAAAATAACTGGAGGAAATGGTTCTGGTTGTATTGCATATGCAAATTTAATTCAAAAAGAGCATTCATTAACATTTGATTCTACTGAGACTGGAGGATATGTAAATTTAACAAATAATACTATAGGGTTTACAACATTCCATAAATTTAGAGATGGGGAACTGGTAACTTATATTACTGATACTCAAACTGCAATTGCTGGACTATCTACAGGTGCTCCTTATTTTTGCTCTATAAATGATTCTACTACTGTTACATTACATAGTAATTATCAGGATGCCATTGCTGGATCAAACGCTATAGATCTTACTGGATATGGTGTAGGTATTCAGGAAATAAAATGCTCAAATAAGAAGAGAGTAGTTAGTTCTGTAAGTATTGGAAGTTCAGGTTCAGGATATACTAATAGATTAACTTCTACTACTTCTGCTGGAATTAATACTGCTACAAATATAATCAATATTGATAATCATGGATATAAGACTGGAGAACTTATTAGATATGATAATAAGACAACTCCTATCATTGGACTTACAACTTTAACTGATTATTATGTTACTGCAGTGGATGGTGGTTCAATTAAATTATCTGCTGTTGGTGTTGGATCTACACCAGCTAATTTCCATGTAAGAAATAAAGAATATGTTCAATTGCTGTCTGGAGGTGCTGGAATACATGAATTTAATTACCCACCTATCTCAGTATCATTAACTGGTCATATAGGAGTATCTACTCTCTCTGGACAAAACTTTAATGCTTCTCTAAGACCTGTAGTAAGAGGATCTATTAAATCAGTTTATATTTCTGAGGGTGGATCTGGATATGGATCAGATAATATAATCAATTATAATAAACAACCTACCTTTACAGCAAAGAGCGGTAAGAATGCTCAATTAATACCAATTATAAGTGTTGATGGTAAATTATCAGAAGTTATAGTATTAAATGCAGGAACTGAATATAATTCTCCTCCTGATTTAAAAATAGAAGGAACTGGTAATGGAACTAAAATTATTCCTATTTTAAAATCTGGTTCTATTGAATCTGTTAGGATAGTTAATAGTGGTGTGGGTCATACTGCTACAGACGCTACTATAACAGTAACATCTAATGGTGATGGAGCTAAGTTCTATTCTAATCCAAAAACATGGACTATTAATAGCGTAGAAAGATTAATACAAAACGATCAAATTACAACCGATGATGGAATTGTAAGTAATGGATTAAATGAAGATTTTGGTCTTCAATATTCTCATTTATATGCTCCTAGAAAATTAAGACAATCAGTTTATATTAAAAAATCAGTAGGTGATAGGGAAGTTTTTGTTCCTGACTTAACTCTTGATCAAGCAGGTGAAAAACCTTCAGTTTCCCATTCTCCAATTATTGGTTGGTCTTATGATGGATCTCCTATCTATGGTCCATATGGATATACAAATAATTCAGGTGGACCTATTAAAATTCTTGAATCTGGATATTCTGCATCCATATCTAGTATTAGACCTAATCCTCTTACTTCTTCAGGGGAACAAATATATTCTGAAGGATTCTTTGTAGAAGATTATACTTATGATGGTAGCGGAGATTTAGATGAACATAATGGTAGATTTTGTAAAACTCCAGAATATCCAAATGGAGTTTATGCATATTTCTCCCCTATAAATCCCACAATTAATGATGATGATGGTGCATTTAAAAATTATAGAAAACCTCAATTTCCATATTTTATAGGTAATTCATATAAGCATCAATCTATAGATTATAACTTTAATCCTCAATCAAATCAAGATGTAGTAGATCTTAATGATACAAAATTAGTTAGAAATACTTCTCCTTATAATTTCCTTCTTGGTGATACAAGTTATGATTTTCTAGTAGATCCTAGCAATATTCATCAACAAAGAACTTACATTAAATCCACTACTTCTGGTGTATTGGAAAGTGTAGGAATTAATACTGGCGGATCTCAATATAAAGTTGGTGATGAAGTAGTATTTGAGGATGCTGGTTCTAGTGGATATGGAGCAAAGGCATCTGTTAAATTAATTGAAGGTAAAACCATTAATCAAGTTAGTATTGCTAATACTGAGTTTCCTAACGTAGAATTTATACTTGGAAGAAGTGTTGGTGAATTCGTTGGATATACTACTAATCCACATAATTTTAATAATGGAGATTCTGTATATATTTCTGGGTTAAGTACTAATGGTATAAGAAATAACTCTTCCAGAGTAATTGGAATTTCAACTGATACATTTAAATTATTTAAATCTACAGGCACATCTTCTGCTACTGGAATTGTAACTTATTTTGATTTAGATAGAGTTACTAATATAAAAGAAAATGATATTTTAGGAATAGGAACTGAAAAAGTACAAATATTAAATATTGATTATGATTTATCTAGAGTTAGAGTAAAAAGGCAATATGATTCAACTGTAGGTGGTGCTCATACTGCAAACAGTCTTGTTTCTCAAAATCCAAGAAAATTATTCTTTAATTCTCAAACTAAATTAGAAAATGCTAAACTAAGACTTAATAAAGAATTATATTTTAATCCAGTAGAATCTGTAGGATTAGGAACTATTTCTGCAGTAGGAATTGGATCTACCATTGTATTTTCAAATCCAGGTACTGGAATAAGTGAAATATTCATTCCTACTAAATCTTTGTATTTTAAAGATCATGGATTGTTAACTGGAGATGCATTAACATATTCTACTAATGCAGGGGCTGCTGTATCTGTATCAACTGATGGTATAGATGGATTTGCACTTACACAAGGACAAACAGTATATGCAGCAAAATTAACAAATGATTTAATTGGAATTTCAAGTTCAAGGGTTGGATTAGGTTCTACAGGATCTTTAGTTGGAATTAATAGCACCACATCAGTATCTACACTTTACTTTATTGGAGTGGGAACTGGGGTATATCATAGTCTTAAAACTAATTTTGAAAATACTTTAACTGGTGCTATAAGTAGATCTTTAGTTACAGTATCTACTGCTTCTACTCATGGTCTTAAAGCAAAAGATGATGTTCTTTTAACTGTTCAACCAGGAATAACTACTACTATAAAAGTAGCATATAATGATTATAATAGAAGATTAGTAATTGATCCTAGAACATTTGCTTCTGGTGATGTTAGTATTGGTAATGACACTATTACTATTCCTAGACATAATTATGATAATGGACAAAAAGTTATTCATACTGCAACTACCTCTTCTGGTGGACTTGTAGATAATAGAATCTATTATGTTTCAGTAGTAGATAAAAATACTATAAAATTATCTAATAATTATTATGATGCTATACATTTAGATCCTAAAGTAATTAATATTACTAGTGCATCTGCAGGAACTATTTCTCCTATAAATCCTCCAATAAAACTAGAGAAAAATTTAAAATTATATTTTGATTTGTCAGATTCTTCTCTATCATTTAGTGATGGTGGAGTTTCTTATAGTGCTTTTGATTTTAGACTTTATACTGATTCAAATCTTACTAATTCATTCTTTACTTCTGGAGAAACTGACGACTTTAATGTAGTTAGTTCTGGAAGTATTGGTAAAGATGCAAATGCAAATCTTACAGTTAAAAATGTAAGTGAAATTAATAAACCATTATATTATAATTTAATTCCAACAAGTATTAGTGGAAATACTGCAGTTAAGACTGGAATAATTAGAGATGTTGATAATATTAATAATTCTAATTCTGCTACTTTACTATCTAATCCATTAACAGGATCTCATAATTTGGTGGGAGTAGGAACTACTACATTCTCATTTGCATCTTCTAGTATTCCTCAAAAATTAGAATATACTTCTTCTGATGGAGTATTCTCTTATGTTACCAATTCTCTAAATGTTGAAGGACCTATATCTAAGGTTCACATTGAACATAGAGGATATGAGTATAGAACATTACCTGGAATTAGTACTATAATATCAGATAAGGGAAATAATGCAATTTTAGAAACTAAAGGTCCTACTATAGGTAGAATAAGTAAAAATATAATTCAAGATATTGGATTTGATTACTCTGTAGATAAAACTATTAGACCTGAAGCTAATATACCTCAATTAATTAAATTAGATTTGCTTACTTCTTTAGGTACTATTGGAATTTCTTCAGTTGGTAAAAATTATCTAGAATCTCCTGGTTTGGTTCTTTTAGATGGATTGACTAAAAAGAAAGTTGATGATGTAGAATTAGATTATGAATTAGGTGATACTCAAGTTAGTATTCTAAAAAATACTAAAACTCTGAATAATGTTATTCCAACTATAATTCCTACAAGTAATTCTAATGGAATTAGTATTAATAGTATTGATTATGATAGTGGAAATAAAAATGTAACTTTAACTATTGGGGCTAGTTTTAGTAATGCTGCTGATTATCCATTTGAGGTGGGTAAGAAGGTAATGATTGAGGGGGTAAGTGTTGGTCTGGGTAGCACTGGTAAGGGATATAATAGTGAAAATTATGATTATACTCTATTTGAAATTTTAGCAACAGATGCAAATCTTAAAAGTTGATGAATTTGAAAAAGGTGAAGATGTAGTTTCTGGTTCTAAGAAAGGATCTTTACAATCTTGGAATAATTTTTATGGATATCTAAGAGTGTCATCTAGACAAAATTTTGAAATTGGAGATTTCCTTGTAGGTGAATCTTCAGGCACTAGAGGAACTGTAACAGAAGTTTTATCTGATAATTCTTTATATGATATTGGAGCATCTTCTATTGTAGAAGAAGGTTTTAAGAATAATAGTGGATTTTTAAATGATAGTCTTCAAAGAGTTTTTGATAGTAATTATTATCAATATTTCTCATATTCTTTAAAATCAGAATGTGAATATGAAAAATGGAAAGAACCAGTATCTGCTTTAAATCATACAGCAGGATTTAAGAAATTTAGCGATTTAATTATTAAAAATGAAAAAGATGTAGGAATTTCTACTGTTCAATCTGAAACTAAGTTTGAAGTTATTAATGATTTAATATCCATTATGGATATGAATACAGTGTTTGATTTTGATCTTGTTAGAGAAAAAACTTTAACAATTAATTCTAATGTTATTTCAGATGAAGTAGTTTTTGAATCTAGAATTCTTCAAGATTATAGTGAATCTATTGGTAATAGAGTATTGACTATAGATGATATTAGTGGAGATTTTAACGATAATGCAAGGACAGATGCATTTATGTCTGTTGATACTTTTAATTTAGCAAATATAAGATCTAAAAAGTATCTTGCATTTATCAGAGATAAGAGATTCACTAAAGAGAGACAATTGATGATAGTTTCTACTTTACATGATGATATTGGAAATATCTATTTAAATCAATATGGTAGAGTTGAAACTCCAACTGATGCTGGAGAATATGGTAATGATTTGGGTTCATTTGATTTGGATATTTCTGGAGATGATGCAAGACTTTTATTCTATCCTAAGAAATTTAAATATAATAATTATGATGTTTCTAACGTTGCATTTAATATTTCTGATAGTGTAGTAGGAGTAGCATCTACTGGACTTGGTGGTATTGTTAATATTGTAAGTAGTACTACAACTATACCTTTGGGTATTACTACACAACATAATATTGTCTCATTTGCTACCACTTACAGAGGATCTAAGGTTTTAATATCATATGCTGCTAGTGACAAATCTTATTATGAGCATGAAGAAATAACTTTGGTTCATGATGGAACTAATGTAGATCTTGTAGAATATGGACAAATAACCACTGAAATGCTTGATGAGGCTGGTACTCCAGGACTTGGTACTTATAGTGCTTATATTGCTGGATCTAGAGTTCATTTAGATCTCCATCCTACAGTATCTACTGCAAGTACATATGTTGCTAATACTTTGCATGTTGACTTTGGAAATGCTTCATCTGCTGGAGTAGGAACTACTGCATTAAATACATCTCAATTAGATTCTAGATATACTGCTATATCTTCTAGTGGTTCTCCATCTGCTACTACAGTAGCAAAATATGAGAGTGAAACTTATAATGGTGCTTATTATGTTGTTTGTGTAGAAGATACTACTAACAGTCATTATCAAATATCCGAAGTCATAGTGGTGGATGATGGAACAACTGCTTATGTGACAGAGTATGCTATTAACCAAACTGTAACAAACCTTGGTGATTTTAGTGCTTCTATTTCTGGAGATTATACTAATCTAACATTTACACCTATAGCAAGTGCTAATGTTCAAGTTAGAGTATTCCAGTCTGCTTTAAGACTTGTAGATGAGAATAGTACAATAACTGAAATAGATCTTACTAATGCTACCATTGATACTGGATTTGGTGCTTATACTGCTACTGAGACTGATGTTAAGAGAGCATTTGAACTTAAGCATAGACAACTACCAATCTTTAAGAGAGACTTTGTAGGAAGTGCTACTACTGTTGTTAGTTTAGATGAAGATACTGTAAGAATACCAGATCATTATTTTGTTACTGGAGAGCAGTTATCCTACAGATATACTGGTTCAGGAACTACTTCCTCAATAGGTATTACCACTCAGACTATTGCTGGATATGGAAGTACTGATAAATTACCTTCTACAGTTTATGCTGTTAAGGTTGATGACTCTACTCTTAGACTTGCTACTTCTGCCGAGAATGCTTTAAAGACTAGTCCTACTTATCTTGACATATCTGCTGTTGGTGTTGGCACTTCTCATTCATTTACTTCTACTAAGCAAAATTCAAGATGTATATTAAGTATTGATAATGTAGTTCAATCACCAATAGTTTCTACCTCAGTAACTACTACTATTAGTGCTGATGTTTCTTCGACTGCTGATACCATAGTTATTTCTGGAATCACTTCTATTACTGGTGGCGATCTACTGAAAATTGGTAGCGAAATTATGAAGGTAGATTCTGTTGGATTAGGTGCTACTAATAGATTACTTGTAACTAGACCTTGGATGGGAACAGAAGTTGATTCTTATACTAATGGAACTTTAATCACTAAAGTAGATGGAAACTATAATATTGTAGATAGTACTGTCAACTTCTTTACTGCCCCTGTAGGATTAACTCCATTATCAACTACCACCAATGAACCAAGTGAAAGGGATTGGGTTGGTATTGCTACTCACTCATCATTTAATGGTAGATCTTTCATGAGATCTGGTATTACTGATAGTTCTGATGAACCATATGCTAAGAATTATATTTTTGATGATATTTCTGGCAACTTTACTGGATTGACAACACAATTTACTCTTCAATCAGAGGGAAGTAATATTGCAGGATTTTCTACAAATAATGCTATTTTATTAGTTAATCAAGTTCCTCAAGGTCCTCAAAGATATACTGGTGCAGTGAGTGTTCCTGGAGATTATACTTTAATTGAAAGTGCAGGAATTACTAGTGTTCAATTTACAGGATCTATTTCTTCAGTATCATATGATCCTAATAGTTCTAATGTACCTTTAGGAGGTGTTATTGTTTCTGTTGGTTCTACAGAAGGTTTAGGTTATCAGCCATTAGTATCTGCAGGTGGTACTGCTGTTGTTTCTGGATTGGGTACTATTAGTTCTGTAAGCATAGGAAACAGTGGATCAGGGTATAGAACTGGTATTCAGACAATAGTTAATGTGGGGGTTCAGACACTAAGTACAGGAGCACCTAATATTGAATTTATTGGTACTGCTGCTATTAGTGGTGGTAATATTGTAAGTATTGCTATTACTAATCCTGGTACTGGTTATACTTCAACTAATCCTCCATCAGTTGTTATTGATGAACCACTATCTTATGATAATATGCCTTTATTCTATTCCTCAAATCAATCTGGAGTAGGATCAGAAGCAAGAGCTAATATAGTTGTTGGATTGGGTGGTAGTGTAATTGATTTTGAGATTATTAATCAAGGATATGGTTATGGTGAAACTCAAAAGTTAACTATAGGTGTTGGTGGTACTGTTGGTATTCCAACTGCAGGTGCTGCAGAATTTAGAGAATTCCAGTTAACAGTTCAAGAAACTATTAGTGATAGTTTTGCAGGATGGACAGTTGGAGATTTCCAAGTTTTAGATCCTTTAGATTCTCTATTTGATGGAAAAACAACTTCATTTGCATTAAATTTAAATGGTGCTCAACAAACTATTCAATCTAAACCTGGATCAAACATCGATGTTCAAGTTGCTATTTTAGTGTTTATTAATGATATATTACAAGTTCCAGGAACTGGATATGAATTTAAGGGAGGTAGTTTTATTACCTTTAAAGAAGCACCTAAAGATGGTGATACTTCTAAGATTCTTTTCTATCAAGGAACTGGATCTGTAGACGTTACTAATGTTGATATTTTAGAAACAGTTAAGAAAGGAGATGAGGTTAAATTATACGATCAAGATTTATCTTTAGAGGAAAATAAGAGAATAGTAACTATTGTTAATTCATCCGATAGTTTGAATACCAATATCTATCCAGGACCTGGAATTACTACTAATGAAACTTTCGAAAGATCTGTTACTTGGTCTAGACAAACTGAAGATAAATTTATTGATGGTGAAGCAGTTCCTAAAGATAGACCTCATTATGAACCATTAGTATATCCTAATACAAATATTATCCAATCTGTGGGTGTTGGATCTACTGTTATCTTTGTTTCTAATATAAGAACTTTCTTTGATAGTTCAAAAGAAAACTATAGTGGACAGAGTGATATTAGAATTATTTCTCAGGATAGTGTAGTAGGAGCATCTGCTACTGCTAATGTTTCTGATACAGGTACTATAAGTTCCTTTAATATAACTAATCCTGGTGTTGGATATACTATAGCACCTACAGTTTCAATTTCTCTTCCAGTAGGATTATCTACTTCTCAGGGTGCTAGAGCAACTGCAAGTATAAGTGGAGTAGGAACTGTTAGTGCAATTTCTGTTTCATATGCTGGAACTACTACTGGATTGGCATATACTAATACTGCTGCTCCAGCAGTTCTTATTGGAGAACCAAAATTAATTACTTCTATTGAAACTATAAAAAATGTATCATACTCAGGTGATTTTGGAATTATATCTGGTATTTCTACTACATCTGTAGGAGTTGCTTCCACTGGTATAGTCTTTGATTTACTGCTTCCAAAAGAATCACTATTCAGAGATGCTTCTATTGTAGGAAGTGCATTAACTGTTAGTGGTATCACAACTGGATATTACTTTACAGTATTTAATTCTAATGTAGGTGCTTCTGTAACTTCTCTATATCAAGATGGAACTGTGGTTGGTATAGGAACATCATTCTTAGATAATGTCTATGAAGTTGCAAATGTTTCTATTGCTCAGACAATGGGTATAGGAATTGGATTAACCTATGTTGCGCAAGTCACAGTCAGTGTTCAAGATTATAATGGATTAACTGGATTGGGTCATAGTGAGTTCTTTGGTGAATATAGTTGGGGAAGAATTGCTACTGCTCCTCGAGGATCT